CTCTAAATACAGAGTCAGGACAGATCACCATGAACAATGCTGCTCTAGCTGATGCAGCAGAAGTTACATTCCAAGTCAACAATGATCGTGTAGCTGCAACTGATGTTGTAGTTGTTAATCATGGTTCTGCTGGAACTGCTGGTGCTTATTGGTTAGTCGTTTCGGCTGTTGCTGCTGGTTCTTTTAAAGTTACTGTTGGAAATCTTTCTGGCGGTTCTTTAAGCCAAGCAATTGTCCTTAACTTTGTGCTCCTAAAAGGTGCATCTAGCTAATGGGAATGTTCGCATTTAGGCGAATGAAGGAAAGGGAGGCTGCCGCACAGGTGGCCTCTACTCCTGTTGAAGCTGCTAAGCCTAAACAAAAACGCAAGCGTAAACCTAAAGTAACTACTGATGGCGATAACAATTCACCACACGGCGGGAGCAGCTAACGCAAATAGTTACATCTCACTAGCAGAAGCAAATGAACTGATTGAAGGTTTTGTTGCTGATGACGATGTAATCGCTTGGGAAGCTGGCTCAACAAGTGACGACTACAGAAATCGTGCTTTATATACAGCAGCACAAAGAATTGATCGTGAAAGATTTTTAGGTGCTAGAGCCACAGACACACAATCAATGCAATGGCCTAGAACTGGAGTAAGAAAGCCTGATACTTATATCAATACTTATGCAACTGGGTTTCCTTTCCGTATTACAACTGATTATTTTACAGACACAGAAATACCTGATCAATTAAAGAAAGCACAAGCCGTATTAGCTGCTTATTTGAATAACAATAAAGACGGCCTTGGGCTTAGTGGATTAGAAGATTATAAAAACATCAAGGTTGGATCTTTGGATGCAACTCCTAATTCTTACGGTGCTGTTGGTGCTGATCGTGTACCACCAATGTTTGAAAGATACTTCACAGGCATTAGAATTAGTGGACCTGGCAACATCGCTGTAAAACGAAGCTAATGGGAATGTCTTATCCTGCTGCACTCATCATCACAGATACAAACGCCCATACAGGGAGGTTTGGAAAAATTACTTGCTTAACAGATTCGACTGTTACTTTGGTTTCTCCAAATGTCACCAAGAATGGTTCTTCAACTGTTTCTGGAATTGATCTAAAAGCAAGCACAGAAATTGAAGGAGTTTTCACCAGCATTACTCAAACAAGTGCAGGATCAGTTATTGCTTATAGGATCTAATGCCAGTAAAACCTAAAGGCTTTAGAAAAGCAGCAAGCAAAGTCCTTAAGGCTGTAGGTGGTAATGTTACGATTCGTAAAGTTACAGGAAGTGCTTATAACACCACTACAGGTGCAATGGGAGAGACAACCGCAGACACAACTGTTAAAGGTTTTGTTGAAGGTGTTTCTAAAAGAGAAGTAGGAGAATTAATAAAAGCAACTGATAAACGGTTAACAATTGCTGCATCTGATTTGGATTACACACCGACTGTTTCAGATCGAGTTGTAATTAGTTCTACTGTTTATCAAATTATTAGGATTGAGACAACAGAACAAGGTAATACTGCTATTAGTTATGAATTGATCCTTAGAAGCTAATGGCAACCATACAAATTAGATTTGATCAAATAGATGAATATATAGAAAACCAATGCAATAAATTAATCCGAACGGCTGTAATTGAAGCAGATAAAATGGTAAAGCTGGCAACTCCTAGAGATACAGGAAGACTTGTAAACAGTTGGCAAGTTGGAGAAAACACAACAAGTGGAGGATATGGAATTGGACCTGTTTCTTATGCAGCTCCTCCTATAGACAGAATTGGTTATGCGTTAGAAAGAATAGGAAAAAATTATTCTATTCATACTAATTTGCCCTATGCCGAACCAGTATTGACAGGAAATAATATGCCGAAATCTTGGAAAGGTAGATGGAGAAGTGCTGAGAATAAATATCAGAAAAATTATATTCCTATTCAAGTTGCTAAAGATATTCAAGGAATGATTAGAGTCAATGCAATGAGAATTGGTAAAACCTCATGAGCAGTACATTTAATGATGTCAGAGCAGCTATAGAAGGCCGCATTGCTACAGAGATGGCACTAAGTCCTGCTTATCCTGTTAGTTATCCAAATGCTCCTTTTACTCCACCAAATAATACTCCTTGGATCGCTGTCTCGTTAATCTTTGGGAATAATAATTATGCAACTTTAGAAGCACCTGCTACTGGCAAATCATTCAACAGACAAACAGGAACTTTAACTATTGATATTTTTACACCTGCTGGAGTAGGAGCTGGAGCGAATTACACCATTGGCGAAAGAGTAAAAGATAAGTTTGACAGAGCAAAGTTTAGTAGTCTTATTTTTGATCCTTGTTCTGGATTAGCTACAATAAGACCAGCAGAGCAAGAAGCGTTCTTTCAAACGCAATTCTCAGCTACATTTGACGCATACTTAGACTAAATCCAATGGCTGTTACTGTTTTATCAGGTACGTCTGGAGCCTTGTACTACAAACCTGCTGGTACTACAGGAACATTCGGACCTTCAAATGTCGTCATAAATGACGAAACTATGGCTGTTCAAACTTACTTGAATTTGAAAGTAGGTGATCCAGTTAAGTTTCAAGTTATTGATTCTTCCACAGGAGGATCAGGAACAGGAACTTTACCTGCTGGATTAACGGCTGGTACAACTTATTACGTTAGTTCTTACACCGCAAGCAGTGGACTTTTAAAAGTTTCAGCGACTAATGGCGGTGCTGATGTAAACATAACCAACACTGGAACAGCCGCAGCTCCAAATAAGTTTGAGGTGTATTACAACGATTACGCTTCTGTTGGGCAAGTTCAGAACTGGTCTTTTGAAGTAACCCGAAGTGAAATTGATGTAACAACGATTGGTCAATCAGTTGGTCAATATGCACCGTTTAAAACATATATATCAGGATTTGCTGACGGTACAGGTTCAGCAAGCGTTTATGTGACTGATGAAGACTCAACTTTGGCTAATCGTTTAATTGAAGATGTTATTCAACGTCAACAAGACGGAGCAGCATTTAAGCTTTATCAAGACAAGCAAGGAACAGAAGCATTAAGTCGCAGTATTGCTATGGATGCTGTTTTACTTTCTGCAAGTTTCTCTGTTAACCCAGATGATGCGCAGATGGTTGAGGTTAATTTTAGACCTAATAACGTACCAAGTTTCGACTTTAGTACTACTTCATAGTCGGTTTATACCCCTTAGCCTTGTTGCTTGGGGGTTTTTTAATGCGTACAGTTATAAAGCAAACAGAATTATCCTTTATGGCTACCGCCAAAACTAAGTTAAGTGCCTTAGCTCAATTAAAAAAAGCTGCTAATTTAACACCTGTAAAAAAAACAGTTGAATTGCAATCTGGAGGTATTTTTGAGTTTTGGTGTACTCCTTTAACAATGGCAGAAAGAGAAAGAGCACAAAAAGGAGTAGGAGAAGATATGAACGCTTTTGCTTTGCAATTATTTATTCAAAAAGCAGTAGATGAAAATGGTCAAAGATTATTTACTGCTGGACATACTGCTGAATTAAAAAATGAAGTACGAGATGCAGATTTACAGAAGTTAATGTTGGCAGTTATCAATCAGGAGGATGTAGATCTTGACCCAAAATCTTAAAAGCTCAGTTAAAAAAAGATAATTGGCTAATGCTTCAATTAGGTGTAGCAAAAGAATTGGGTTACACGTTGACTGAGTTTTTAGAAAAAATCACAATGGAAGAGTTGGTTTTATGGTCTGTTTATTTCGACACTTTGAATGACGAGGAAAAAGATTCTATAAAGCGTTCACGCTATCGTTAGACTGTAAGAAATTAGGCAAAAAAAATGCCAGCAGTTGCAAATGTATCGGTAAATATAGTTACTGGCCCTGCGGCTGCAAAATTAAAAGCACTTAATGGAAATTTAAAGACAACTAATACAGCTTTAAAAGGAACGGCTGCTAGTTCTGCGGTAGCTTCTAAAGGCTTGACAGGTGTAGGTGTTGCTGCGGCAAGAAGTTTAGCTCCTCTCGTTTTGCTAACTGGGACAATAACAACACTTGGAAAAGGTTTAAAAGTTTTTAGTGATAGACAACGAGATGTTTCTATTTTGACTCAAGGTTTAAGTCGATTAAAAGGAGGAACTGCGGCCTTGAATGATTTAAATGAATCAGCCGACAGATTAGGAAAGCAAACTTTGTTTAACCAAGAAGATTTCACAAAAGGATTTAATTTACTTACCAGTTTTAAAGCAATAGGAGTTGACGCTTACACAAGAGTTGCTGAAAGTGCTGCTGATATTGCACAAGTAAACCAAGTAGATGTAAAAACTTCCTTTATGCAATTAGCAAAAGCATTGCAAGATCCCAAAAGGAATTTAGCTGCATTGAATCGTTCAGGTATTGCTTTTACTGAGAATGAAAGGAAGAAAATTAATGCGTTAATGGAATCTAATAAAGTGACAGAAGCCCATGCAATGATTTTAGGAATAGTAGAAGGAAGTTATAAAGATTTAGCAAAAGCAGGTGCTAAAGGTTTTGCAGGAGATGTTGATTCATTAGGAGAATCATTTAATGATTTTGCAGAAGCATTAGGTCAAGCCTTAATACCTGTTGTCCAACCTATTGTTAGAGGATTGACTTCGTTGTTTGAAATTCTTTCAAAGATACCAACATCAGTGACAACGGTAACTTTAGCAATTGCTGGTAGTAGCGGATTGGTCTATGCAATTAAGATTTTAATGGGTTCAATAAAGGCTTTAAATTTAACTTTAATGTTAAATCCTTGGTATGCGTTAGCGGCTGGAGTAACAGTAGCAACAGTAGCAATATTCCGAGCAGCTACCGCTAATTCAAGGTTTGCACAAGAGATTGCATCAGGGACAAGGCCATTAGAAGAAGCTGTTGAAAGGATTACAGCTCTTGATGAAAAGATTAAAGGTTTAGAAGATTCCTTGGATGGGAAAAGAGGAACACAAAAACGTGCTACTAGCAAACTAATTGCACGATTAAAAGAAGAAAGAAAATTATATGAACAAGCTATAAAAGATTTCAATAAACTTTCAGGTAGCAATATAAATCCACTTACAGGATTAGAAGATGCAACAGACAGAGTTGCTGTTAAATGGGAAACAATCAAAGAAACGATTGCTAGTGGTTTAACAAGTGCAGTTGAAGGATTAATAGCTGGAACAAAAACATTAGGTGAATCATTAGCTGGTATTGCTAAATCAATTGCAAGTATGTACTTGAAAGCAGCATTTATGAATATGTTGCCTGGATTACCAACAGGAGCAGAAGGAGCTTTTGTTTCTAATGGAATTAAACCATTTGCTGCAGGAGGCATGGCTACAAAGCCTACCCTTGGTCTTATAGGAGAAGCTGGTGAGGATGAGTATGTAATTCCTGCATCAAAGATGGCTGCAAGTATGCAACGCTACTCAGCAGGTGCTAGAGGTGAAGCTGTAATTCCTGGTACTGGTTCGTCTTATGCAGGTGGCGGCGGTGGAGGATCTACAACAGTCTCTTACTCTGGGCCTATATTGAACTTCAATTCTGAAGAATTTGTTCCTAAGTCTGCTGTAGGACAAATCATTGCAACTGCTACATCTCAAGGTGCTAGAGCTGGAGAAAATAGAACTTTATCTACACTAAGGAATAGTAGAAGTGCTAGATCGAGGTTAGGAATGTAATGACTGTTGTTGCCTTAACTGCTTTTATTACTGTTACAGACAAAGACGGAAATGTGCCTTCTTCTTTTGCTGATTTTGATGAAAATCAAGTAACAGCTACTTCTACTTCTGGCTTAAATAAATTCCAAAATGGAAAACATGAAGGAGTTGGTGACTATAAATATCTTTCTTTTATTTATCAAGGTGCAGCAATGAATAGATCGGGAGATAATTTAGAAGCTTCAATTATCCTTGCTAATAATCCTTTAAGTATGGCTTTTGTAAAAGAATTTGTACAGAAGAAATATTATTTGTTAGTTGAAACATTTTTAATGACAAGCGATTTTAATAAAGATGTTGCTGCGGCAAATGGAGGGAAAATATCTGGTGAATATTGGTTAGCTGCTGGCATGAGATACGATCCAGAATCAATTGAACTGCTGCTAAGTTCTGCTATTGATGCTGTTGGTGCAAACGCTCCACAACAAATCCTGACTAGAAAAAGGTGTGCTCATCTTCCTTTGACAGGTCAATTACAAAATCTTTGAAGCCTTACGAATTAATAGGACTTAAATATCGTTTAGGGTCTGATCCTATTAAGCATGGAACTGGTGATTGTCTGTCTTTGGTTCGTACTGTATTAGGTCATTATGGTTTTACTGTTCCTAAAGGAGAGCGTGATTGGTATCGAAGATTAAAAAGAAAAGACTATAGTATCTTTTTTGAAGAATTAAATCGGTGGGGAGTTGAATCACCCCCTAAACTAGGAACAATTGGTTTATGTCATAGCGAAGATGCTTCCTATGGTATGGCTGCTTATTACGAGGACGGATGGCTGAGTTACCGAAAGACATTAGAAAGCCAGGTGGTGATTTGGTGTCCGTTAGAAGCCCTTTCACTCGCAGGGTGTTACTTCCAACGGAAGCCGATCTCTGTAATGCCCTTGGATTAACAGAAGAAGAATATTTTCAATTTTTAGAAGGTGTAGCAGCAAAAGTAAAAGAAAGACCAGAAGCTTATGACTTAGTTCCGAATATAGTTAATGGCCCTTTAGTTGTTGCTACAACTGCTGCTACAACTGCTGCTGGAACGGCAGGGACACTTACTCTTTTAGGTCAAGTAGTTGTTGGTGTTGCTTTAAGTGTTGCAGCGTATCTTTTAACTCCCAAGCCTAAAAGCATGAAGCAAGGCACAGCCGAAAGAACGGCTGACATGGCAGGGATGAAGCGTTTTGCTCCTCAATTTTCATTTAACAGCGTTCAGGATTTAGCAAATTTAGGCGACTTAGTTCCTCTTGTTTTTTCTTACCGTAGAGAAGTAACTATTAATGGAACAAAAAATACTTATGGTGGAATCAGAGTTAATTCACAACTTCTTTGGAGTCAGCTTGTCTCTTTGGGTCGTTATCAACAATTAAAAATACTTGCTTTATTTTCTTTAGGAGAAATAGCAAAGAGACCAGATCTTAAAGGTTATGCCATTGGTGATTTGTTATTAGAAAATTATCATGCAGAAAAACTATATAAATTAAATTACACAGCAGATGAATATGGTTCAGCAGGTCCAAATATTCCTTTTTTGCCTGTTGGAGGAACTATTGATAATGACATTTTTAGGATTGATGATTTAAAACATTTTTCTGGTACAAGAAACCCAACAACACAGGCAACATTTGGATTAAGTAATCCAGTACCAAACGCAACTGCTTATCATTTGCCTTACGAACTAATTAGAACAGCTAGTGATATAAGCGATGACGAACAAAGACCAGCAGGAAGAATAACTCTTAAAAAGAGAAGAAAACTTCTTGGTGCGTGGCCTATGAGAGCAGGTTTTGTTAATTCTGGAACTACTCTTCAGCAATCAGGTGGTGCTGATGCAACTGTCGGTGATGTATTGACATACCAGATAGTAGGTAGTGGAAGACTTGGTTTATATGAAGGTATTGGATACCAGCAAGACAGTAGTGACGAAGATCTAACGATGGATCCTCATGGAGTAGAAGATGTAAATGCTGGTACAAAAACTGTAAGAGAGGCTACTGATTCATATCTTGCTGTAGGTGAACAATATATGGCTGGTTCAGCATTAGTAAGTTGTTTTCAAATTCAAGAAGATTCAAAAATTATTACTGGAGAACCTTGGGATGGTACGAAGATCAGATCATTTTCTTTTAAAGTTATAGAAACTGGAAGGTATGAATCTATTGACGACCCTAATGGTGGTTTAGGTACTCATTGCGGTAATCCTTATTGGAATAAAAATAGAGCCTTTTTTGCTGTACGTCAAGGAGATCAACGCAAGTTTTACTATGAACAAAATTATCAAGATATTTTCAATGCCAATAGTAGATACACACTACAAAAAGCAACTTTAGGAACTATTTCTAATAACAGAAAATGTCACATTACAGAAATAGGTATTAAGTCAAAAGTATTCAAAGAAATGCAATTTGCAAATGTAAATAGCAAACCTTCAGAAGATAAAATTTACGAAGTTTATGATAATAAATCTACTCTTACACTAGGTAATGTTAATAAATATATTACTAGATATAGCTTTTTTAAATTACAAGTAAGGAAGTCTGGAGAAGACAATTGGAAGTGGTTAAAACCTACAACAAACATGGAAGCACATACAGGTTTGTTTTGTGTAAGAGGTAACACTCCAGAGTTTCAATATAATTATATAAGAATAGATCATCCAAGTTTTGACCAATATGAGTATAGATTTTTCCCTCATCCTGGTGCTGCTGTTGTTAAAGAAGTAGAAGAATATGAAGCCGCAAATAGGTATAATCCTGTTTATGCAATGATGCTAAATGCCAATGGAGTAAGAGAAGAAATTGATATTCAACAATTTGAATGTGATAATTATTTTGTTAAATTTGCAGGAGAACGTGAGCATTTATTAAACAAACAAAATTTAAGTAATAAAGAATGGAATTTAGGAGAACCAAGTAAAACAAAAATACAAAGTGCAGCTAAAAGAATTACTGGTTTTTTCCCTAATCAAGCAGGAAATTACTCTGGTGCATCAATAAGTAATTTGCCAGAAGTAAGAGTATCTAATCCAATATTTACAGATCATTTTTTATATCCACCTAATTATGGTGGTTATGTATCAGGACACGGAACAACAATTGCTGCTTTTCCGAACGACCCTTCACCTGGATTAACTAAGTGGAGATTGTATATCAACAGAGCAGATTTATCTGATATGCAGAATCAGGATGCTTTGCATGATGGACAGGGAACATGGACAGGTTTAGTAGCTAATAATTATCAAGGATCAGACCCTTCTCAAGTTGAATTTCACTACACAACAACGGCTGGTAATGGAGGTAAATTTACTCCGCACAGTTATAAAATAAACCACCCTGGAACGACTACTAAGTTATATAGCGTTAATAAGGATGAGCAAGAAGATATAAGTGCTGTAACTCCAGCATTTGATGGGGAGGTGATGGTTGACGGAGGAGAAGGATCAGCAATGTATGTGAATTTAACTATTTATACGGCTGGTTCTGGAAGCACTATGAAATATTTTGCTATGTGGTCTTTGCATGATGCAGGTAATAACGCTTATGAAAATGATGATGATGTATTTATACATAAAGGTAACGATACTATTGATCATCTAGGCTTACCTGAACATATACGTTTTCAAGTAAAAGTTTCTACTGTAGGTGAAATTTATAGCGATGAAATATTAAGTGAATTAAATCCTTATGATGCTGCTGCTGATTTTTGGCAATATGAAGGTGATAGATCAAGTCATTTAGACGGCCCAGAGCATCAGATAACGTATTGCAATGAAATAGTGAGAACTGCTAATGATCCAACTACAAATTATATTCCTGAAGGAACTCCAGCAACGTATGAAAATTTAGCCTATGCAGGTTTAAGGATTGATAGTTCAAAAGAATGGACAAACTTTAGTCAGTTTTCTGCTTACTTTAAAGAAGGAATTAAGGTTAAAAGATTAATAAGTGATTCTGGTAATGATGCTGTAAATGGTTCTGATGGAGTAGATAGTGAAGGGAAAGGGGCTACAAATATCTTTCCTGAAATCGCTTATGCGTTATTAACAGATAAAACAATAGGAGCTGGAGCGGTGATTAATGCTTCCTCTGTTGACGAAGATAACATGAGAATTGCAGCAAAGTTTTGTAGAGCGAACGGATTATTTTGGGACGGAATACTTTCAAACAAAGTTAATTTAAGAGAGTTTATTTATGAACAAGCTGTTTATTCTTTATTAGATTTTACAATTATTGGTGGGAAATTTAGTTTATTTCCCACTGTTCCTTATAACAGTGATTTCACTATAAATTATGACGGCAAACCAACAATTAAGGCAATGTTTACTGATGGAAATATTAAAGATTTGAATGTATCTTTTTTATCTTCAGAAGACAGACAAGCCTTTAAAGCAAATGTCCTTTACCGTTTAGAACAAGAAAATGGTTTTCCTGAAATAAAATCTGCTGTTGTCCGATTAGCTGGTTCAGATCATGTCGATGATCCATTAGAAACTTTTGATTTAAGTGGTTTTTGTACTAGCAGACAAACAGCACTTTTATTTGCAAAGTACACATTAGCTTTGCGTAAACACTTAGACCACACAGTAAGTTTTAAAACAGCACCTCATTTTATTAACGGAGTAAAGCCTGGTGATTACATCAGAGTTTTCTCGACAACACAACATGTAGATCGTTTTAACAATGGAGCAATTCTTGATGATGGTAGTGTCGTTTGTAAGGACTTAAGTGAACTAACAAGTGGAAGTCAGCCTAAAGCTTTTTACCATTGGAACCCTTCGACAATAGTAAACAATGAACCAATGCCAGTAACAGAAGCTTCAGTAGATTTTACTAATGCAAGTGCTGTAAAGGCGTTTGCTGGTTCTTTGTTTACTCTTAAAGAGACAGAAGCGGCTGATCAATGTTACAAGGTTGAAAGTATTACGTTTGGGGAGGATGGTCTTGTTGAATTGACTGGTTCGTATGCCAAGTTAAGCATCGATGCTGGAAATGAAGGTAAACTAGAAATGCTACAGAATTGGTCTAGTGTGAGCAATCCTGTCTTTGATTATGAAGAGGTTTAATGGCAACAGCACAACCATTTCCTACCGTTAGACCAACGTCCAGAAGTTATAACCCTGGAACGTATCCAAGTACCACGTTTGAATCGTTAGATGGTACAAAGACACATTTACGTTTTGGTAATAAACGAGTTAATGCAACTTTGACTCTAGGGTTTTCAAATATTTCTGATGCTGATGCTGCTTTGATTTTGGCTAATTATGAAGATGTAAATTCTGCTTGGGATTACGTTACTTTTGATCGTGGTTATGCGACTTCAGGTGTGACAGACACTAGCCTTTTGGCTTATTTGAAAGAGTCTGGATCAAGTTTGAAATGGAGATATTCTGGCCCTCCAAGTGTCACAAGTAGTTTTAAAGGAAAAAGTAATGTTAGTTGTAGTTTTGTTGCTTGCCTAGATTCACCGTAGAATAGACTCAATGTTTTAATTTAAGGTCGTGGGTTTTTATTCAGGCAGAGATGGA